TTATTGATGTTTGTCCTTCGGCTTCATAGTGACATGGAAGATGTAGAAGCCACCGTTTATGTCACTTTCCCAAAAGCTTTTGCAAGGTTTTACCGAAACCGACAGCTTGTACCCCTTTGGTGCTACAATGCTTTTGTTGCTATTTACGATATGTGTCTTTATGGCATTGCCGTCCTTGTCATGTTCAATATTAGTTTGAAAGTAATTGGCAGTGTCGGGATGTTCATAGTCCAGGTTGTCTATCATTCTGCGAAAGGCGAGATAACGGTTAATGCCTCTTTCCAGATATGTGGTGTCCGGTTCCAATCCGTCAAATATTTCTTTCTTGAAGTTTATCAGATGTCGCAGTTTGCCCGTTTCGTCATAGTCATACACCAACGTCTGGGCATAACATTCCGATGCTCTTGATATGGTTGCAATGGTTTGTCCTTTGTTGTCAATGAATTCTGTAAGGCTGTTTTGTGGCGAATACTGCAAGCGATGAACGGCATACGAATCGTCTGAAAACCTGACAGTATCATAGGCAATCAGTCCATTGTACTTTCTCAGAGGATTGTCGCTGTCTATATTATCAGTTATTTCATTATATTGCTTGAAATAAGTAATCTGTAAGTCTTCTTTGCCATAATTGCATGAGCAAAGTCCGCAAATAATCAAGCCCAATACAAATGTCTTTGTTATTATGTTCATGATTTGTCGTTATTTGTTTGATATGCCACAAAGTTAATAATTAAAAATTAGTTTGCTTCTTTTTTGCTCGTGATTTTAGTTGGCAATACTATAATTTTGTCATAATAGAACGAAGCCGTTACACCGTCCATATAGTCCATCTCATTGGTATGATAAGCTATGTCTTTGAGTACATACTTGAACTTCTCGAGCCATGTCTTTACGTTTGCCTCGGTACGTTCGGCTGTACATCCGAGGCGATTGTTGCGTATCATACGCTCCGATGAAATATGTATCTCTTCCCAATTGCCCTGCATATTGAGCAGCTTCACATGAAAACTCTGATAGCCGTTTTCCTTTGGTGCGTTGATATAGTTTACTACAGAGCACGGGCGCTCCTTGAAGTGGTCGGACAATACGGTATAGATATGCAGACTGATTTTCTTCTCTTCCTGCAAATCGTTCGCTTTGTAAATGATGCGGATATAATGTTTGCCGTCGACATGATGGAAGTCGCAACGTTTTGTCTGCATCTTGCGCCAGACGCTGTAAGGCTTGCGCATACGCAGTTCGATACGTGCTTCAATGCCGTTGCGGTTCTGTATCTCCTGAGCCTTGGCTATAAATGTGTCGATGTCGTCCTTCTCCTGCTGTTGCAGAGTGGTCAGTTGTTGCTGAAGCTTTTCATACTCGCGCGGACAGCGGTATCTCCATAACGACCTGTATCTGGCTATTGCTCATGCTGTTCTGAAGCATTGCAATATACTGGCTATATAACGCATTGATGGTTTTATCCTCTATGTCATATCGCATGGACAATAGTTGTGGAAGGATAGGCACCACGCTATATCTGCACCACATATATTGGTCATACATATAACCAATAATACTTTCAAGTACATCTACAAGTTCAGATGTAAGAAACTCGGTGTCTATATCATTGTAGGTGTCGTTTTGTTTATACTGGTATGAAATCCCGTCCAAGGACAGTCTGATTTCTCGACAGTAGCTCTTGTTGACATCCATTCCAGTGATGCACCAATGAGTCATATGTACCTTTCGTGTCCATGCCATTGGTAATAAGTGGTGTTCGTGCAACCATCAGTTTTAGTTTCGGAACCCCAGTATTGTCTGTTGAAGGCTGTTTCATTTCCTCCAAAACCGCATTGATTTGTGGACGAAAGTGGGTATTCCAGGACATCTCACAGAAACGTCTGAACTCTTCTTCCTGTTGGCGGTCGTAGTATGTCTGGATGGCTGCTTCTCTTTGCGTATCACCAGCTGTAATAGCATTGTCACCAGTAACCATAATTACACGCACATGGGCGTGGCTTCTACAGATGTTGATGGCTTCAGCTACGTCGCTTCTTACAGGGTCTGATATAGCTACAATGGCTTGTAGTGTAATACCTCCTTCTTTTTTGTAAGCAAAAGCAAGAGTACGCATTCCCTTAGCTTGATATTCTTTCAATACAGAAAAAGCATCATCCTTGCTGATTTTATTAAATGTGTCACACATTCCAATCACAACTTCAGGAGCACACTTAATAAATAGTTCGCCATCTGTAATTGTAGTTTCCATTCTTTTTATTTCTGTTGAGAAAGGCACCACTTTGGCGATATTGGCATTGTCTCTGATACTATCATAGTCATAGCCTTTTCCCGAAATCCATTTGAGCAATGCGCCTTCAGTTGGATTGCCAATTTTCTTTTGGATAGATCTATTTTTTTCGAGGCTTTTGAATTCCAATCCCCAATGGGGAAAAGGGGCGTTGTGTCCTGATTTGAACGTCTTTGGATTTTTATCGTGCAGATATGCGTATGCACACGATAAAAATCTAAAGAATATACGGAAAGACTTTGTCTGCGAATTTAAGGTAGAATAACAACTGAAAACGGACTAAAACAAAGATAATTCAAAGAAAATCGAAAAAAGTTGCATAAATGTTTGGAAGTATCAATAAAAAGCACTACCTTTGCACTCGCAATTCAGAACAATGGTAATCGCTAAAAATTCACAATTGCAAATTATATGGTTAATATCGCGGAGTGGAGCAGTTGGTAGCTCGCCAGGCTCATAACCTGGAGGTCGCATGTTCGAGTCCTGCCTCCGCAACTACGAATGCTCGGAACAACTTGCAAAGTCAAGAAGTTACGAGCTTTTTTCGTGCTCTGAATCGAAATGACTCAGACACCAGCTCAGACACATATTGTATAATCACATTGGTTGGCAGGAGCCGAACAATGTAAAAAAATGTACTCTAAAGCCAAAAATTTCTTATCTACAAGAGAAATAATGGGGTATACCCTTCCGAGGATACATCGGGGTAAATCCTATTATGTTGACTTCTTCGCTTACGATCCGACTACAGACAGACTGAAGCGTAAGCGCTACATGCTCGACCGCTACCACAACAAAGCGGAGAGAGAAAAAATTGCAGCCGTGCTTGTTTACAACCTCACTCACAAACTTTTATCCGGGTGGAACCCCTTCGTGAACACCACGAACACACGGCAGTACACAGAACTTGGCGTAGTGTTCGACAGATACAGCACCTATATTGAAGCTGCAGAGAAGAAGGGGATACTCAAGCCGAAGACTGCTACCGACTATCGAAGCCGGCTCAAGCAATTGTCTGTTTTCACCGAAGAGGTAGGTGCGAAAATAAAATATGCCTATCAGCTTAACACTGCCTTTGCTGTCGACTTCCTGGACTACCTCATTCTCGACAAGGACTTGTCTGCAAAATCTCGCAACAACTATCGCACGTGGTTGTCAGCATTCTGCACCTGGTTAGCGGAGCGGAAGTATATCGACCGCAACCCCATCGAGAGCATACACATGCTGCGCGAAGACGAGAAGCTGCGCTCACCGCTCGAAGCAAAAGACCTGCGCAAGGTGAGGGAGTGGACGCAACAGAACAACCCCTCATTTTACCTCGCGTGTATGATGGAGTACTACACCTTCATACGACCAGACGAGCTACGCTATATTAAGATAGGTGACATATCAATAACAGAGCAAAGCGTGTATATATCGGAGAGTGTGGCCAAGAACCGCAAGGGGCAGGTCGTAGCGCTAAACGACACTGTGTTGAAGCTGATGATCGAGCAGCATATCTTCGACTACCCATCGCAGGACTACCTATTCGGAGCCAACATGACACCCGGACCGCAGCAGATATATGTGAACCGATTCCGGCAGGAATGGAATAAGATGCGGAAAGCACTGAACTTTCCGGCATCTTATCAATTCTACTCGCTCAAGGACTCAGGCATCAGAGACCTCGCCAACGCCCAGGGTATCGTGGTAGCGAGAGACCAGGCACGCCACTCTGACATATCAGTGACGAACAAGTATCTGAAGCGACCGAAAGTGGTGCATGAAGAGACGAAGCACTTCGTCGGAGACCTATAGTATAGCGTAGAAGTAACCAGTCTTCACGCTGTCAAGCCCCTCACCCGTCACTTCCATCTCTATCTTCTGGCATACAAATCTACGGTTGTTGAAGATGTAGATATTGGAGGGGTCGGGTATATCATCAGCGATGAACTTAATGGTGTAAAGGTTGTGCGCATCGATGTCAACCTTTATGCCATTATTTTTTTTCAAACCGCTAACCGAAAGATTTGTAGCTTCGAGCGACAATGAGAATCGCTCGCCAGCCCATTTGCTGAACTCACGAAAGTCGGTGTAAGCGATAGGGTAGAGTGACATGCTACCGCTTGCAGGGAACGTCGTAGTAATATTTTTATCAAGGTCGCGCACGGCGCTGTCGGAGAGCATCAGACGCATCGGTTCGTCAGCGGTCTCCTCCCTTGTATTGTCTTCTGTGCCCCGCATAGCATCTTGCACCGACAGATAGTAGTCGCCATCTTCATCTTCGCTCAGACCGTCGAGCAAAGAGTCACCCTCATTTGCGGTTGAGGGCATGACGACATAGCTGTTAGGCATCAAGTCAGGAGAGAGAGGCGCAGACGCATCTACACCAGCACGTCGCTTGCGCTGGAACATAGCCACCGGTATCATCTTGAGACCTATCGCATTGTCACTTTCAGCGTCGCGCAGTATAGGGTTGAACATACCGCACACAGTGCGCTGCTCTGTCAGATCTTTATTCTCCGGGTTGCCATCTTTTGGCAACAACGCCCAAATATAATAAGACAAGCCAAGCTTGAATATGGTGCTGCGACGCTCACGAGTAGACATGGCCATTGCTGCAGAATTCATATCCTCTTCGCTCTTGTACTCCTTAATAGGGTATTGCTTTAGAACCGAGAGAGGAATGGACTCGCGCCAGTCTCTGTTAGCCGAGCCGTCGAACGAGTACTCAACGTTGGACGTGGCAAGGTTCTCAAGACCATCCTCGTCGAACTCTGCCGAATATTCGCCCATGCACTCGTAAGCCACGGCATTGTTGCTTGTGAGCTCATTGGTAGAAATGACGCTTACCTCTTTTTCAAGATCATCGAACACGAATGTAGCATTGAACCGCTTGCGGAACTCCTCGATGAAGGTGTACACCGACCAATGAGGCAGCGCCTCGTTGATCTTGGCAGTACGCCTTGCCGAAGCTATATATATATGTGTATAAGGAGCAGCGTCGAAATCGTTGCGCACAATCTTGTAGCCCTCAGACTGCAGAACACCCTTAAGCACATATATGAGATTAGGCTGCACAGCGAGGTTCGACATCTGGACCATGTGGCCGTGCGGATAATGCACGCCATCAACCACGAGCTTGTTGACATTGACGTGTCTAATATAATTTGACACCTGGTCGTTAGTCTCGTCGTAGATGGGGTAGAACAGAGCCACACCTGGTTGGCCGACACGGAAATCAGTAGAGAGGTCAACCATAATAAGCTTCTTGTAGCGCTCAGCATCGACACGTGTCATGCCAAAGCCCTGATATTTGGCCTTGTCGATGCCATGGGTAATGTAGACCTTAGGAAAAGGAACCTTGTCGATGAAATGATTCTCAAACTTCGAGTTATACTTGATGCGCGACTTGCCCCCGACAATCTGCATCTTGACAATGCTGTCAGATACGCTTGTAATCGTGCCCTTGCCACTGATGAAGAGACGGTTGTCGGCGTAAAGCTTGCAGTCGTCGAACGACTTCGAGCGCTTATGCACGTCAAATCGGTGTATGTTGGTGAACAGAACCTGATTGGCGTGTATCGACATCGGGAACGAGATGTCGTAGGTATAAGACCCCGAGTCCTCGATGTATTGGTTGGCATAAGTCACCTTAATTTTGTCAGACGCAGAAGGATATGCGGTCTGGCCGTTGATAGTGCAATGTATCATTGTTGAGTGTTGAATGTTGAGTGTTGAATTATGTGCGTGCCTGCATCTTCTTGAAGTTATCGAGGTTTTTGGCCACACCGTGCGGACCATCGATGTAGACCTTAGCCTCGATGCCCTCGGCTATCTGAGCGGAGAGAGCACCGATAGTGTTGCGGGTATCATCGAGCGTAGCCTTAATGTCTGAGTTGTCAGTGTTGACTACAACCGAAGGAGCAGACACAACGGTAGCCCCACCTTGCCCGACAGAACGCGAGATGTCGGCAGCGGTAAGCGACGACACAGTGTTGTTGCGCTGTGCCTCGTCGATGAGACGTAGAGCAGGCAGGATGCTTGGGTTGTTGACCGCATTGTGGTTAGCCACGAACTCACCCTCGTGCACCACACCAGCCTCACGGCGATAGCGTGAACCGCCAGTGAAGCCACCCTCATAGTAGCCGGCAGCCTGAGCCTGCTGTTGTTTTTTGATGGTGGCAATCTGCAACATGCCAGCTGCCACTGCAGTAGCAGCAGCGATAGGAGCGAGGATATGGCCGACAATTGGCACTGCAGCTGCGGAACTGTAGGCATTAATAGCCGACTGAGCTGTCTGTGCCGTAGCCTGTGCTATTTGTATTACCATAGCACGCTTATTGGCTTTTTTCTTGGCGGCAGCCAGCTCCTTGTCACGCTTCTCCTCGATAGCTTTACGTCGAGCACTGTTATTGCCGGCAGCATTAAGGCGCTTGTCATATTCAGCATTAATTTTCGCGGTCTCAGCGTCGGCACAAGCGTTAGCGTAAGAGAGAGCACCGGATAATAGGGTGTTTGCAGACTCAAAGCCCTGTTGCATGATAGCACGTCGCGCCTCTGCCTTTTGACGGGCAATCTCAGTCATCTCCTCCTCATTACGCTTTTTAATCTCTTTTTTTTGCTGTTCATTTGCCTTGAAATCTTCGAGTTCTCTATCAAGCAACCATTTACGCTCGGTATATTCATCGCCCCCGAACTCCTGAATGATGGATAGACGGTCACGATGATACTGCACCTCGGCCTGCTTCATTTTTTCATTATACTCCTCTTCGGTGATGAGACCTTGAGCACGTTGCTGCATTAGCGCAAGCTGCTCGGCGTTGAACGCACGAGTCTGAGCATCGAGGGCCTCACGCATTTGGCGCTCGTTGACAGAAACAAGACGTTGAGCCTCGGATATGGCAGCATCAACCATCGACTGCTGAGTGCTGGTAGTGTCTTGGCTGTACTTAGTCTGCAGATCAACAAGACCGACGTAATAAGCTTGTTTTTTGTCATACATCTGCTTATTGTATTCATCCTCGGTAATCTGACGATTATAGAGCTGCGTTTTGAGTATGAGCTGTTCATCTTCGAGGTGAGCCTTCAGATCTGCAGCCTCCTTCTCATACTTCTCTTTTTTTGTATCTTTTTTACCCGAACCGCTACCGGAACCACCCGTGTCAACGCCAGTACTACCGGCTGATGACACAGAACCGCTGCTGTTAACGCCCGAATTAGTGCCCTTTATAGTCAAGTCAGTAACAGCCTTGCTCAGGTGTTTGTCAGCACGCAATAAAGCATCGAGCGCACGGTCTTGAGCATCGAGAATACGCTGCTCGCTCTGATTATTGTTAAGTCTACCCTCGTGAATGCCACGCTCCTGCATCTTCTGTCGATACGCAGAGCTTGACCAATGCGTAGTACGGCTGCCGGAGCGATATTCGCCATGTTTGTAGACATCAGGGTGGCTCTCTATCTCAGCATTGACAGCCTTGATAGACCCTTTGATGCGCCCTTCCTTAGATTTGAGGTCGAGGCGCTTCTTGGCTATCTCCTTCTTTTTCTCGTATATAGCCTCTGCCATGGCAGCTCGGTCGAGATTGTCAATATAATCTTTGATAGCCTTGCTGTTATCATTAAAAAGTGCGCCCTCTTTTGATATGGATGCATGATATGTCGGCACTATCTTCTGAAGTTCAGCGATAGCACTACGACGCTCAGCTATAGAGTAGGCATTAGAGCGTATAATCTTTGTGAGCTGTTGGATGCGTAGCTTCTCGTCAGTATAGCTATCAGCAACTTTTTTGCTGAGCTCTTGCTGTTGTTTCTGCACAGCATTAGCCTCTTTAACGCTTTGAAGGTTGTCGTGCAGAGCCTTACGGTGGCCTTGCCAAGCCTTTATGGCATAATATACAGCCACGCCAACGGTAGTCAGCACAATGGCAAGTGCCGACCACGGATTGGTCAGACTCGCCAGCTTCGCTTCATTCATCACGGCGATATAACCCTTCGTGCCTTTGGTCAGCAGTGCCCAAGTTGCCTGTAGAGCAACGAGAGCTGCACGTAGTAGGTTAGTGGTCGCTACATAGGCATAATCGAGCGCCATAGCTGTTTTGCGCACCACCAATAGAGCCTTCTCTTTGATAATAGAGATAGAGAGAACACCGTTGTAGAAGAGTATTGTCGTAGCAAGAACCGTCAGCACACCGATATGCTTCGTCACGAACTCGCTGAGATAATAAAGAGCCTTTACGCTGAGCGAAGTGAGCGATATGGAGTATTTAGCAATAGGCATCAGCTTTTCGCCGAGTTCGATACTGAGGTCAGAAAAACGCTTTCGAGCTTTGTCAAGCTCAGCCTGCACGGTCTCATTTTGCACGTTGAACTCATTAAGCACACTCGTGCCCTCTTTGTAAGATTTTGAAGCGATAGCCTGAGCTTCGCGAACCTGGTCAAGATGCGAAGCGACGGCAGACAGAACACCTACAGCACGAGTACCATCGAGACCCATCTGCGAGAACATAGGAGCCAACTGGTCGAAGCCACCTCTATTGGCCATGGTCTGCAGGAACTCAAGGAGAGCGCCGTTGGCATCAGTCTTAAGCATATCAGCAAACTTGCTCACCTCGATATTGGCAAGCTTTGCGAATTTCATCGGGTCTTGAAACATCTTAGTGATGAGCTGCGAGAACACAGTAGAAGAAGTCGCCTCTTCTTGCATATTCTGGTCAAGCGTAGAAGCCAAACCCATAATTTGGGCCTGCGTCATGCCAGCTTGATAGCCCACGCCCGACAAGTCAGCAGTAAAGTCAACGATATAGCCAGCACTGGCCGACGAAGACTGAGCGAGCTCGTTGACAGCAGAACCCGTTGCGAGCATAGCACCACGCAGACCCTTTGTCTTGTCTTCGCCGAACATCTGTGCGAGCTTGCCGATTTTGGCCACAGCACCGTCGCCAAGATCGTCGCCCAGGGCAACGTTTATTTTGTCAGAACCGTCGACAAACTCTTCGATCATTTCTCGGTTGGTAATACCGAGACGGCCGGCATCTTGAGCGAGCTTGTTAAGGTCTTCGCGCGCTGTACGAGTATTGAGACGCTTGAAGCTCTCATTCATCGCCTCCACCTCCTCGATGGACTGCCCCGTATATTTGGTGACGTTATACATCTCCTGATTCATAGCTGCATACTCATTGGTGCATTTGCGGATGGTCACTGACAAACCAGTGACAGCAGCAATGCCTTGAGTAATAGCACCCCAGTTGACGTTGAAAAAGTTGGCAAATCTCTCCCATTTGCCCTTTGAAACCTCCTGCTCCTGATTGATAGCAGCAATTTCTTTTTTTAAGAGTTTAGCCTTATTAGCCAAATCTTTGTAAGCCTCAGAGTTGCGGTCGGTATCTTTAAGTTGCTCGTTAACTAATCGTAGTGAGGTTTCGAGCTGACGCAAAGAAGAACCGCTGATATGTCCGAGTGTAGTGTCAATAAGCTTATTCTCCTCGGCCCACTCGGCAGCACGCTGTTGTGCAGCAGCAATATCGCGGTTATATTGCGCCATTGTAGCAGAGCTGGAACGCTTCAGCTCATCGATACGGACTGTACATTGTGCGATACGCTCTTGTATCTGTTTGTACTCTTCTGGCGAGGCAGCTGCTTTCGCTTGTTTTTTGAGTACACGTTGAGCGCGCTCAACCTCGCCGAGGGAAGCCTTTGACAGATTAAGTACTGTATCAATAGTCTTCGCAACGTTAGACTGATAAGATTTAAGGCCTGCTTCAGCATTTTTAATCTGCTTGTCGAATTTATTAATATCCTGGACAGTCGAGTCAGAACTCTTGAGTGCCTCTTCTTTTTTCTTTTTAAGGTCGTCTATCTTTTTCTGCAGCGCTTCAATCTCATTTTTAGCTTGCTGAGTATTAAGAGTGACGACGGTCTCGAATTGTTGAGTTGTTGCCATAAAAAAATGCTACTAATGGTTTGTAAAACCAAAAGTAGCACCTTTATATTATTATATAAAATACACGAAACTATCTGCCTTTACCATTAGCGCAGGCGACCAAAATTACAACTAATATCCAAATAAAAAAGAATTCCATATAGCAGACGATTTAATTATTACACCCCAAATTTACGAAAATTATTTGACGTGACAAAGTCCATCGTCAACTTTATGGAAATTTATAGCGAACAAAAGCCTTGCAGCCTAACCAAAGCAGCAAAAAAGCCACTATGATAATTATTTTGACCCAGAAGTCATGAAGCCCTCGTAGCGTTGTCTTGCGCTCCACCGGCACCGGAACCTGCACCGAATCACAGCGCAGCACTGTTTTGTAGACCGTGTCAGCCCTGCAGCTTATGCGGTCACGCCACCGCCACTCGACACGTGTCTTGTACACAGTGTCGCCCATGGTGTAAGTCTCCACATACACAGAGTCGTGTATGCGGAAGGTATCTACACGCTGGCTGGCGTTGTAGAGCGTGTCAGTCTTATTGACCACACGCTCTACGATCACCGGCTTGCACGTTGAACACCCTGCAAGGCACATCAATGCAAGGATGCCGAATAAGATGCGAAAATATCTCATACGCATTATTTTATGTGTATAATATTGTTGACATGTCTGCCAGGTGTAGATATGTGCACCCAGCTGTAGCCATACTCATCGATGAGCTGGCCGACCTTGATTCTGCCCGTATTGACGAGAGAGGCTGCCACCTCGAAGAGAGCTTTGTTGTCTTCGGGCGAACCGCTTAGCGCATGGATGTCAGCAGCCTGCCCCAGCAGGTGCTGCGACGTGCGTGAGCCACCCACAGCCTTATTGAGGGCAGCACAGCGGAAGCCGGAGCTTACGACAATAGGTTTGCCGTAAGCTTGGCGGAGAGGTTCAAGAACAGACTCGGCGAGCAGGCGCAGGTTGGCGAGCTCTGACTTGTTGGGAGTGTTGTCGATGGAGCGGTTGCGAGCTGTGACGGATTGTGTCAGCTCCTCAAGAGTGAAATGTTGTGTTAGTTGCATATATCATTTTTTTATGTTAGTCACGCCCAACAGACAGATACTCCGTCAATCCGGGAATGCGCTCGATGAACTTGAAGCGCAGAATGTAGTATAGGAACGACACGATAAGCCAGGGCGTAGTGTCACGCTTGAACATCTTTTTGAGGTTTTTGAGAATGTTGAGCGTGTAGAACCACAGCACTACATAAGTCACAAAGCTCACGCACTGCAGAGCACCCTCGGGCTGGTGCTTCAGATTGCCTATCGTGTAGATGGCACAGCACAGCACGAAGAAGATGGTAGCCTCTGCAATGCAGCGCAGCGCCTTTTTGAGCTCAAAATCTTCGCGGTTGGCTATCAGCCCTGATAGGTAGCCGAAGAAGAAGTTGAGGAAGAACACTATTACAAGTGAGAGCAGGTCGCCCTCAATGGGCTTGAGGAATGCCCAGACGGCAATCGTGATGCCCACGAACAGATGACGAATATTGTCTATCATATTATTATCATTTTGGTTTACCCTGCAAATATACCCCTCGCCCCCTCTCTGCGAAAATACAGAGAGGGGAGGGAGGTTAGACCACATTATGCCATTGAGCAATCCACTTCGTACCATCATACCAAAACTCAGTAATCTGGAATTGCCAATCGGATCTAAATGTTTGAGAGCTTTCCATACCGTAGCAAGTGATAGGTTTGTCTGACCGATTTGATTTTATGTAAGTCTTACCCCAAGCCTTATTCGCATATTGACCGGTAAGCTGTATAATCTTATAATACTGTCCGATTTCCGGGTCGTCGGGCAGGGTCAATGTAATGGAAGACGATGAAGGATACTCGCACACTACCACACACTCCATCTTCGACAACGCCCTGCTCTGCGTGGCCTTGGTCAGCATGGGACGGAAACCAGCGATGTCGCCTCTTGATATAAGCAGGGCGTGGTTGCCGTTAGGAATATCGAGATTTACATTAGTCTGCCATTCCCGTGAAGCCTTATCCATTGTGCCGCTGACACTTAGCGTAAGACCTACATTATACTGATTTGAAGCTATCCAATTACCATTATGAGTAGGATATCCGAAGTTTTTCACCTTCTCCAAGTTGAAACCGCCAGTATAAGACACACCTCCAGAAGAAGGACCTACAAAGTTGCCCAACGCCATAAGGAAAAAACTATCATCAACCGTATCTTTAAACGACAAATTAAAATCGCTTAGACTCATGGAGCGCTTGTCTCCATTACCTTTTTCAACGAGTGCACCATTGCTTATCTCGAAATCACCAATATAACCTGCAGTAGCCCTAATCGCACCCGTACTCGTCACATAGAACTGAGCATCCTGCGCGGTAGCCGAACCCACGAACAGCGGAGCATACACGTTGTCAGACACCTTGCAAGCTTCAATCCCGTAGTTTCCGAAATGTCCCACCGTGCTTTTGCCGTCCTCGCTCTTCGCCCATACGTGCTTGGCATTTATAAGGTCGGCATTCAGCCCGTCCTTGTCAAACACAGCCACTTCCTGCCCCGACTGCGTTCTGAACTTCGTCTTGTCTGCCGTCAGCGTTATCTCCTTGCTGTCAATATCAATGCCAGCATCAAGCAGTTTGCCAGCCACACTCTTGTCCTCTATGTAGTCAGTCTTCGTCGCACGATACTCAGTCACCGTAGCGCCATACTCCAGCTTAGGCTGAGAGACATACATATCAGTGCCTTTGTTACAGCGTATCAACACTTTGTCAGGGACTTTATTGCCAACAACACGCCAGTGCACCCAGTACCGTTTCCATACATAGTCTTCCTTAAACTCCACCTGCGCATTACCATCCGCTGCTGTGTGCTGGTTAGGACCGTTCACTCTGTCCAATATCTCTACGAACACCTTCTCTGTAGAGTTAGTCCCATAGAAGTAAGCAGTAAATTGACCGCCCTTGCAGCCCTTCGCCATAAACGAGAACATGTAGTCTTGGCCCTGCTTTACCACATCAGCGCCTAAAACCCATTTCAGCATATCAATAGCATTGACACCAGTCGCATATCGAATATCAGTACTCAGCGTCGGGAACCCTTTATATGACTGTCTGTTTATCTCATCGTCGCTGTCGTCTCGTGGATGCAAAGCACTGTAACTGCCGTCTTTTTCTATCAGATTACCACCTACTGACAATGTATCTGTATTGTCCAGCAGATTGCCACCAATGTAGTCAACGTCCTCTGGTGACATAGACCAACCGATACAGTCCTCTCCTTCAACGAGCATAGGCTGACAAATCCAAGCGTTAGTTGTTACTCCTTCCGTCCTGTTGTTAACCCAAAAATTGCACTCGATGAAGTCTTTGAATTTCTCGGTGTCATTAGTGTTGAAGGTGACATAACAGAGCTGCCACTCATTCGCCTGCTTGACATCAAACAGATTGCCACCGCTTTGTATCACGGAGTCAAGGCGCTCGCCACCAGTTGCAGTCTCCGCCCATTTCGCTTCAATATAGATACTTGCGTCAGTTCTGTCACACTTTACCCAACAAGAAGCTGTGTATGTTTTATTCTTCTCTATTTTGATGCACTTTGTAAGGTCAGGTGTAATACCCCACCAAAACAAGCCTATGTAGTGAGTAGGTGCTGTTGCAATTACATGAGCACAATTCACGCCGCCAACACCATTCAGCGTTTCTATACCACCGCCTTCTTGTGTACCGATTCTTACGCCCCCCTGTCTTCTCAGCGCACTCCCCACAAGCAGATTCTTCCTGCCCACAGCCGTCTGCGACACCTTCAGCGAAATCTCCCGTGCACTCTGCTTGATAGTAGAGGTGTACTGCGTCAGTGCATCATCCGTCTTCAGTGGTAGGGCGTTGTACTTGTTGCTTACTTCAGTGTACTTCGACTCCAGCCCCTTTTGCGAAGTCACCAAGCCGCCCCACACTGCGCTCACGCTCACGCTGATAGGCAGGTTCACATAGCACGTCTTGCCGTTATACACGCACTTCACCGTCACGCTTGCCGATGTCCTGCTGATAGCCCTGCCGTCAATAGTGTCATAAGCTACGCTCTTTACCTTCACAGTATTGCCCGATATATCAGCTTCGCAGCCCACCTTCGTAGTAATAGAGTAAGTACCCGTCACCACACTGCTGCCCTCAAACATCGTGATAGTCGCCGTGTTGCCACTTGACACATCAGCCAGACAGTTGCCGTTGCTGTCAGTCTTAGCCGAGAAAGTCAGAGCAGCAGGAGAGAACGAAGCTGTCACTGCATCCTTACCTGCTGCGCCAGTCGGTCCTTGAGGTCCACGGTCACCATCGTCACCATGTTCGCCCTTGTCTCCTTTATCGCCTTTATCTCCCTTTTCCCCTTTAAGTGTATGACCCTCGGGGGTAGGGCGAGTGCTGGAAGGTTTGGCTGATTGAGAGTATTGCCCCGACTGCCAAGTGTAACCGTCTTTATATATTTTCCACGATGCGTTATATGTAGAGATTACACGATACTTACCACCGCCTCGCAGATATAATATAGGTCTGCTGCCAGAAGTTAACTGCTTGTAGCTTACAGGTGAGACAGGACACCAATCGTAATTATCCGAATAGATGATTGTCTCAGCTGGCGTAGTGCCCCAACCAGAAGCTTGTGTGTCGATATGAAAATCTACAGAAAAGCCTTCTGAATGAGTAGACCACGAAGGCTTGGTGTCGCTATTGAGATTCACCACCACCTTAATGCCTGCAAAACCAGTTTGCGGCAACTGCTCTCCAGCAACCGGATACCATATATTCCGCTCGTATGTCGCAGCCGACAAATCTACCCACACATCCTGCTGCCAGTAGCTCTTGCCGTCAGCACCAGGCTTGCCTTGCGGACCTTGAGGGCCTTGAGCGCCAGTATCACCCTTAGCACCAGTATCTCCCTTAAGCTTAGTCCAGTTGTAGTCTGTATAAGTCGGCGAGTCTTCACTCTTATTGTCGTCATAAGTGCCGATATATGTAGCCCCTGCAAACATCGAGGTGCTGAAACCAGTCTTGCCGTCAGCACTCGTGGCATAGGCGAAGTGCGTAGTCTTGCCGTTGGCACCAGGCATACCTTTCGCACCATCAGTACCGATACGGCTCACGCTGTACGACTTCGTACTCTTGCCGTCAGTGTACACCACCTCAGTCTTCGACCACAAGTACTGACCCACAGCCACATTCGGCATGCTCGTATTGGTGAAAGCCGAGTCGTTAGGCTGAGAATTGCTATTGGTTACAGCATACTTCACCGAAGTACTCTTCACGTTGACGCTCGTGCCGTCCTTGCCTGCCGCTCCAGTCGCACCAGTATCACCCTTCTCACCCTGAGGGCCTTGCACGCCTTGTTCACCCTGAGGGCCTTGCGGACCGACTGCACCATCCTTGCCGTTAGAGCCGTTCTTGCCCTTATAAGCCACGCCATAAGTCGTTGTGCTCTTGCCGTCAGAATACTTCACGATGGTTCTCGACCACAGGAAGGGCTGCGCATCAGTAGCCTGCTTCACGGTCGTGCTCCATCCGCTCTGAGGCGCACTGGTGGCACTGCTGCTAATCTGATACTCCACGGTCGTGCTCACCACACTCACGCTCACACCATCCTTGCCAGGCTTGCCGTCAGCACCATCCTTTATCGCCGCTATCGTAATCTGACCCCTCGCCAATAATGTTGTCATACATTCATCTTTTAGTTTACAGAAAAAATAAGGGTGAGGTGCCCTTATTTAGACACCTCACAAGTAAATGTACCTCTGCCTTTCACGTCATCGGCAGCCACCGTGACGTAAGGCTTTTTCGATACGTTTACTGGCTCTGACGTACCGTTCCAGTTGGTTGCCACACCGCTCGCATTGTACTTAGTCCACTTGTACGTGAAGATTGGAGTACTGCTGTCAGCCTTAATCTGAGCACCATCCTCCACCACCTTGCCGTCTTTCCAAACTCGGGCGAAAAGCTCCGTCGACTGTGCGCCGTTCACTATCTTGTCGCCCGTCAGCGAGTACACCTCCACAACGTATGGGTCGCTCGCATCGAAGAACGTGACGATAGCGTATGCAGTGTCAGTACCATCCACCACCGTACAGCGAAAGGTCTGGAAGTTAAGCACGTCATTGGCACTCACGTTCAGAGTGCTCACGCCATTCAAAAGGCTCGCGCTGCCCGAAGACACAGGGCTCCAGGTTCCGGCACTGATATTCAGCACATCCCACGTCATTGATTTCAGAGAAGTGTCCTGCACATTGCCACGGAAGAACTTCGCCACGGCACGCAGCTTCTTCGTGTTGTTGGTCGAGTCGAACGTGTTGCCGTCGGGAGTCTCTATCTGCACCGTTTGGAGCGCACCGCCACTCTTCGCCAGCGAAATGGTCTTGTAGCCTATACACGTAGTCGTAGCCTTTGTTTCCGGGTCTGTGTATGTGCACGACCACTCGATGTTCTTCACGCTGCCGTTCTTGGCGATGTTGCTTACGAGGTTAAGCTGATACGACTTACCGCTTACTGGTGTAGCATCTACACCGTCTACCTTCCACGACCACCCGGTACAAGCCGATTTCAGAGCCTGGTCATTAGGATTTCCAGTCACGTAGACATGAGCTGTGATAACGTTAGGTGCACTTGCCGAATAGTCCGGAGTGTACACGCCCGTGTCGGGAGTGTAAATCTGAGTCTCGCCCTTAGAGCAATGAGTAAAACACTGAACGGCCTTGCCGTCATTGAGGTCAACGATAGTAATCTGACCATTAGCTAATACTTTTGGCATAATCTTATTTTTTTGAATTAAAGTTATATTATTTACTATTAATAGTCTTTGAATCTGATATGTACACACGACACCCGAATTGCGCCTGCCTGCTCACGTCGTCACGTGTGATAAGACACGAACGCCCCACGCCCTCATGCAGCGTGTTCCATACAGCATCGTCTTCAGCGTCAGCCGACTGTCGCCACCACGACCACGAGCTGTTGCTGATAGTGTCGCTTATGTCTTCGCCATTGCGCAGCAGCGTAGCCTTGAGCGTCATTTTCCCCGAGCCGTTTATCATCACCGTGCCAGTGTCGCTCGTTATCATCACCTGATAAGCCACACCGTCGTCGCCCTTCTCGCCCTTCTCCGCCTTCATCACCAGCTGCCAGTCGGCATTGCCCTCATTAGGCTCCGTAGTGCTGCCGTTGCTGTTAGTACACAGCCACACACCGTTGCCGTGACTCACCTGATCATAATAGCCGTATTTCACGCCACTCTTCCACTCGCCTCTGTAATTGACAATATGGATAATGTCACCCGTAGGCGACACCCATTCGAACGACGTAGACACAATCCTACTGCCCTCGGGCGACAGCTTGAACACCTCACAGCCCTCATGCGTATATCCCACAACACCCTTATACGCCACGATGCGAGGCGTGTTAGGCCCCGTAGTCTCCAGTATCATGACACCCTGACGGTCACGCTCGTTAGGGTTCTGGTTGCCGTCAAGCACTATTGTGTCGCCAGCCATGGGCACGTCGCTGCCCTGCTCGCAGTTGTCCTTAGCTATCTCTATCCACCCGAATTTCTTTCCGTCATACAGCACATTGCCCACCTCGTCAGTCAGCGCCACATTCTCCTCACTCACGGCAGTCACCAGTCGCCACCACGAGCGAGTCGGCTTCTGCTTGTCGGCCAGCCCAAACGTCTGGCAGCGAGCCTGGTCGCCCACACGCCACATGTTCTGCGTCGCCGTAGTGCCGTCATCGGCCAGCAGCCAGCAGCGCCAGCCCCTCACCTTGCCCGCCTCGTCATATAG